TCAGTCCGCCAATCTCGCCCCATTCACCAAGTCCGTATATCTGGTAGCCTTCCGGATCAACAATCTTTCGACGTTCCATACGCTGCCGGTATGCATCATCAATAAACCGGTTGCCAAGATAAGTCGAATGATGGGTAAGTACATTCGGATCAGGAATATCAAAAAAGGCCTTCTTAATCCAGTGATTTTTGTTTACTGGATTGAAGGTCATCCTAATTTGATAAAATTGTCCCGGTGGAAGTTCTCCACGCAAACGGTCATCAATGATCTCAAGATCTGCCTGGGTAAACTCCGTTGCCTCTTCCATCCATACATCCGTCAGTTTTCCCTTCGGAAACGTAATGGACTTCAGCTTCTCACGCTGTCTGTCGTCATTCATTCCACGGAATATGATCTGATTTCCATTGCTTCTGCACGTCAGCATCAGAGGACTTCGGTTGATTTTCCAGTATGCATCTGCTTTATCTTCAAACATCTTGTACAGCGATCCAGTTAATTCAGCAAAGGTGCTGTCTCTGTTGGTGATATCTGATTTACGCATGGCAACCAGATTTCTTCCCTTGTCCTGCATCAGCCGCAAAATGTAGTTTTGAGCTGTGTCTACGCTCTTCCCCGATCCGGCTGAACCCTTCATGACTATGTATCGCTTATGGCTCTGGTCAACCTCTTTAAAGCATGGGTTTGCCTGTACATTTATCTTCACCCTGTATCAGCCTCACCATAATCAATTGTGATATTCAGATCCATATCAGCATCCACTTCTAATTTATCCTTGAACATACCAAGATGTTTTCCAAGCAATTCCAATGCTTTCATCTTGTCATTCAACCGAACTTCTCTTTCAACCGATTTCCCCTTTGCTCCGTCCATTGTCTTGACCTTTACGGACTGAATACACGCCAGATCGTCTTCTGTCGCATCTGCTTTTACTGATGCATCTTTGGGATTGATTACATTCTGTGGGTTCACAAATGCTATTCTTGCCAGTTCCTGAATAACTCGATCCTGACTGATGCCGGTCCTCTTTGATCTCTCAGCTGTTGCTTTTGCGATTGCTTCCTGAACACTAACATTTGCTAACAGCCTTGCTCCTTGCTCATTTGCTGTCTTCGACGAATACCCTGCTCTAATAGCTGCCTGTGTTGCATTCAGGTCAATCAGGTACTCATCACAAAATCGTTTCTGCTTTGCCGTAAGTTTTGCCATCCTGCAACACCACCTTTCTTTGCATCAAATACTCCTTGTTACATAATCATAACTTCTAGCAATCCTTGATTTTTTCCGCATTTTACAGTAATATGGAATAGTCAGCATAAGCTGACATAGGAGAAAAACATAAGGAGGTACACTATGAACAATCAATTACGGACTTTGATTAAGGTACGGTAATTGCCATCATCTCAATTGTTACGTCTTACTTTTCTCCACGTTGTTAAAGCCATATCTTTATTTCGTTTTTACGTCTTTCTGGCGATCACATGTATTTGTATGCATGCGGTGTAAGTCCTTAAATACCCAACAAAGGAGAAAGACGTATGAGAGACCTAATTGAGATGATGGCTGGTACGCAATTTTTCCTGTTTTTACTTGGCACATTTGGAGTTGCATTTTTCACTAAAGTGCATCAACTCATTACAAAATGTAATTCAACTGTATTCAGTTATGTTTGCGTCATACTGACCTACGTTGCCTTTACATATTTTTTGCATAAGTAACAGGAAAGCAAAAAGCCGGATTAGCTACCCGGCTTTTTTCGATGAAATAGTTATCTCTTTTCTTGTCTTTCGACTCTACCATATTAGCATATGCAAAACTCCAGTGAACTCCACTTTTTAAGAAATTTCTATTTTTCTTAATGCTCTGCCGTGCAACTCATAAATCCAGCTCTCACTGTAATCCATAATCTGTGCTATCTTCCACCAGTCATACCCTTTTATGTACCTGTAAAACAGGACATCTCTCTCATCCTGATCTTCAAGCCTACTGATCCTGAAAGCAATATCCTTATATGACTGCACCTGACTAACCCCTTCGCGATATAACTCTTCTTCTCTTTCCTGTAATACCGCCGCATACGAACTCAAATCGTTCTGGCTGGATCCATGTGGCATTCCGTCATTATTCATTGACGGATACATCTTCATGCTCCGGATCTCATCTATCTCTGCTTCGATCCGCTTGATTCGCTTTCCGTGCTTCCGGTATTTTCTGAGATATAATTTCTTTGCATTATTCTCATTCTTTAAGTTTTCGGTCTGCAATGGTATCCACCTCCGCTGTAATGTCATACTTCCTTGCCAGATATTCCGCAACGCTTACGCTCTGGTAAGCCGGTCGCTTAAATCTCTCCAACGCCTTTGCATCATGCCGGCTCTCCAGTTCCTCATAATGCTGCTGTCTATCTCTCCGCTGCTCTTTTCTGCTTCGTTTCTCCTGCAAATTATCACCTTCTATCCTCTGAACACTTCCGGAAGCGGCATCCACGCCACAACCTTATACGGTTCTCTCTGTTCATCGAACCAGACACCAGTCTGGGAATAATACAGCGTTGTTGCCTTATCAGCTCCCTCGATCGTGACCAGAAACTCCGCCGCATATGCACTTTGCACATATGATTCTATGAATTCCCGTTGATCTGGGAGTCTTTCTGTTGTTGGAATCCATCCGTTACTCATTATTCTCTGCCTTTCTTCATGAAATCACGATAAATTTGATTGTTCTCTATATGCATGAAGGCGTCAAAATCCAAATCTTTTTGCCTGACACTTACGTTCTCAAATGGATAACTTCCATTCATCATTGCTTTTACATCTTGCAATTCTCCTATGAGTGCATCTATGCTTCGGTGGATAATTGTTCAGGATTGCCATTCCTGCTATCTGTTTTTGAAATTCATCCGCATCAATCAGTCTCATCAATCTCACTCCAATCAAATTTACAACCACATTCGCCACAATAGTTGTTTCTGCTCTCTGTATCTGACATTACCTGTTTGCCACACAATGGACATTCGTAGTCGATATCTCCGTTCAGTTCGTCTAAGATAATCGGCTTTACTGGAATCTGCTTTTCCAACGCAACGAGAGCCATTCGCACAGCTGCATCATGCTTTCTTGCACTGATAGCTGCTTTCGGAACTTCTGTATGTATGTCTTTCTCCAATATCTCCATAGCTTCTTTAATTTCCATCTTTTTCTCCTTTATCTCAACTGATTCTTTTGCATTTCTTCGAAGATTTTCTTGCAACCTTTCTGTTGATCGAGTTCTTTCAGATGCTCAACACGGTTATTCCATATCTCAATAGCTTCCTCTTTGGAATTTGCTCCGTGTACCGCATAGCAATCTTCCTCGGACGTATCTATTGTTGTTCCATGTATTCCATCGTAGTGGCAGTATCTCGGACAGCCAGCCGACCATCCGAAATAAAATCCGTCTACTACATCTCTTGAAAGATATGCTTTCGTTCCACATCTAGGACATGGTTTTAATTCACTCATATCATTCTCCTTTCTCCTCTATCATCGCAACAAAGTACGGTACCTTTTGGCATTCTTTCATTACATGGAATCCACTTAGTTTCTTCCAACGCTGTTACAGTCTCTTCAACCTCTGTCTTTGTTAGATTTATAAACATCTTCTTACTCCCCTTTCAACGTCCCCAGCACATTCACACCAACTTCCCTCTCCAGCTCTTCATTCATCAGCTGAAAATATTCCTCGTCCTTCTGTGCAAAATGCATCTGATGTAAAACAAATTCCAGATATTTCAAAACTCCTTTTCTCTTACAATGATAGTTCCGGTACAGGTAATCCACGCTAATCAGCAGAAAACAGTTCATTGCCTCTGCTGTGTGTTTATCCAATTCCTTCTGGCGTTCCTTTTAAAACTCCGGACTATCCATGATCTCTTTGATCTGCTTTCGGAGCTTATGTTTCTTTAACTGCTTATCTGCCCAACTCATTCATAAAATCCTTTCATCTTCCGCTTTGACACTGCATCGCCCTTTTGATACACACTGCATTCTTCCACGGAACACCCTCTGCTGTGACCTGTTATCTCGATATAGGAACAGCCGGCTCCCTTTGTATTTCCTGTTGCCCGGAACATGCAAGTCCTGCATTTGTGCCGGTCCGCATTACTAGCTGTCTTATTCTCCAACTTTGGTTTCTTGCACTTATCCGGATTCAGCCAGGAATACACGGTACTGTATTTTGCATCGATCATTCTTGCGATCTCCGCAGCACCTTTTCCTTCTTTTGCCAGTTCCAGGGCTTTCTCCCTTTTATGTTCTGCCGGAATCACTTCTGGATCCGGCTCTGTGAGGGGGGGGTGGTACTTCCGTCCTTCTCCGTTGTCCCTGCCGGTGCTACTTCCGCACTGCAGTTTTCTGGTCTGTTCTGCTCTACCATTTCAGCTACTGCCTGTGCAAATTCCGGATTGTGATATGCCGGAACGTTTACCAGAAAATGATTTTCTTCCTGTTCCAGGATGTCCGACAATAACCGAACATCCATGCTTCCGTCCTCTTTCGTCTATAATACTGTCACTGGTTTCCCTTTTATGTAATCTGCCAATGCCTCTTTTAATGTCTTTTCTATCAGCATATTTCTTTTTCCTCCCAGTACTCTATTGCATATTCTGTCTTTCCCCTACTCGTAGGCTTACTTCCCGTATCTGTTACAATTCTTCTAATCCTGACTGAGTATCCCGCCTTTAATAACAGCGTTGCCACCTTGAGCCGATCTTCTTCGTTCCACTGTACGGATCCTTTTCTGATACTGCGAATCACATTTCTACTCATGTGCTATCCTCCATTCATCATGCAGCGTCTGCACCCTACCACCGAACCAAATCAGTAAACCGCAGATATCTGGTCGGTTGTCATATTTCTCATCATGGCTTCCATGTTCTGATTCCATAATGCCATATTATGATTTGATAGATATTTTTTATAAATTCCCCAGCAATCATTGTAAATTGCCTTGATTCGTTCCTCCATATATCCTCCTTGTTACCGCATGTTACCATTTTCTTTATCCTGTTACCGTCTTCAGGAAACCGCTGAACCCATTGAAAATACTGCGTTTCAAGCATTTTTCGGAGTGAAGTTACCGAGTTACCACACGTTTTCCCGTATAGGAGAAAATATTTTTCTCACTTTCACATATTTTTTTCTTCTCTATAAGGGTGAATTTTGCCCGGTAACTTGGGTAACGGGTAACTTTTACTTAAATGGCAGCTCTTCCTGCTCATATTTATCCATTGTTTCCACCGGTTCAAACCCATCCTTATCGATGTTATCGTTCAGCCGCAGGAATACACACCTGATTGGATTGCCATCTACCTTTTTCACCTTTGTCATACGTCCGCCCTGCGTCTCGATCAGACCTTTGCGATCCGCCCAGGACAAAAAAGCCTTATCAGAAAATCCTCCACTCTTACATAATTCCTTGAACGCCTGGTTATAGATGATAGCAACTCCCTTTTCAAGCGTTCCCCATTTCTCCACTTTCGTGTCCATATCAAAGCGCTGATTGTTCATGGCAATCTTGTCCTGCAGATATCGATAGCAGCGCTCATTGTCACTCAGATCATTCCTGTTGATCAGAACAGTTTTCGCCTGCTCAATCGTAATATATTCTCCATCCCGGAACAGATAATCTGTCGCAACTTTATCTGCAACCAATAAAATCGACAGTGACAGGCTCTGTTTCTGCATGGCTTCATCATCTTTCAGTTCTTGCATGAACTCTTTCTGCATCTGATGCAGTTTTTCCTTGCCAATCCCTTTTAGGACCTCTATGTACCTTTTCCCGGCCAAACCATAATTTTTCTTCACGATCTCGGCAGTCTCTTGCGGATCCGCATAAACATTGTCCTTACATTCAACTTCCAGAATACGGTTAATGGCTCCGCCCTGGGACACATAGGAATTCAAAGGACGCTCTCCATTTGTCAAAATGCAGTTCTTCCATCGATTCTCCCTACTGATACCAAGTTCTTTGTTGGATCTACTCTTTCCCTTTCCAGAGCACATGTCGTATACCATTCCTTCAAAATTATCCCGAATCCGGCTGCTGGTTTTACTGGTATCATCCAAAACCATTGGCAGATGATTCAACATATCTGCCTTTGCTTCCAATGCTACTTCTGTCGTCTTAAAATCTCCGATATATGCCGATTCATCCGGATTCGCCCAGATAGACGTTGCGACCATCAACGATACCGTTTTACCGCCCTCTGTTTCTCCCCAGAGATCTACGATAAACGGAAGTCCACCCAGGAGGCTGACCAGAACGCTTGCAAATGATGCAGCCATCATAAACTTAATCTCCAGGCGCTTTGTCTTCCGAAGCTTCAGCATATGGCTCTGCCAGATCTTCCAGTTGCCACGTTCTGAAACACTCTCATAAGCCTGCCGGAATCGCTGATCGCCATCAAATACAATCTCTGTATCATAGGGAATAAACTGATCCTTAATCCATCCGAGCTTACTGGTGGAATACTGCACTTTAATATGGCTATCATTCATATTTTCAACATCTGACAGAAACCGGACCAGTAGCTTCGCGTTTTCTGATGTAACAGAAATTCCACGCCCAGAAAGCGCCACAATCTTACTGGCAGACGTCACCATTGTTTTCGGAACAATGATCTCATCCCATCGTCCATTTCGCTTGTATGCAATCTTGATCTGTTCTTCACCTGTCTCCAGATTCTTCATTCGCTCTACCGGAAGAATGGGGTGATAACAGGCAACCGCATCCACCTGGCTGTCATTCTGTGCATAGACGCCATCCTCACCGGCAATCCATGCTCCGCAGAACATGTTATTGTATGGTCCTTCAAAGTTTGTCCACTTATCCAGCATTGTAATTGGCTTCTTGCGCTCTCTTTGTTTCGCTTCTTTGTCCACCCTTTTATAGGCTTTCAGAAGCTCTTCAAACTTCTTTTTTACGCCAAGCTCTCCAGCACGATCTGTAAGAGAAAGGATCATCCGGGCCTTCATAATCTCATCTTCCTGTTCGAATATTTCCAGAAAGATTTCTTCGCTCAATATGCTTTTACTGTCCAGCCTTGCTAAAAGCTCCATGTGATCACCTTCTCTCTTCTAATAATTCTGCATGATATAATTCAAGCTGCAGTGCATTATAACAATCACACCAAGCATCTGATAACGGCTCTGCCCTGTGTAGGAATTCCCGGTATACTGAGATCAGCTCATTATTCAATCTGCACTTGTCCCGCATCTTTGCTTCCTGTTTTTCTCTCATCAGCTTTTCTTTTTTTGCCCGATATATCGCCAGAGAAGATCGGAAGGACGGATTCTTTTCGTATTCTCCGCCAAGCATCAGGAAGGCATCTTTGAAAGAAATTCCATAAAACTTTTCTGTAAAAGTAAAGATATCTCCATTTGCTCCACAACCAAAACAATGAAAGTCCTTATCGTAGATTTTCATTGAGGCTTCGTGATCACCTTTATGAAATGGGCACTTGATAAATCCCGCTCTGTTCGGTCCAGAAAGTCCGCATTTGACCAGAATATCCTTCATAGAGTATGCCTGCTTGATTTCCTCGCGCGTCATTTTGCATCACCGTATTCAGACAAAATACGCATAATCTCCTTGCCTGTGTCTTTCTTCTCACAGAATTCAAACCGGACATTGTACCGATCCCGGATGGTACACATGGATTTATATAGTTGTTTTCCGTCAACCGCTTTGGCTGATACCACATACTTTTCACGTTTTCCGTTTACCATTCTCCACCGGACTTCATGCTTCCTTGGATTCTGCCAGAACCACACATCTTCCAGATTTTTCACATCCGATCCATGCTCTACCAGAATCACAAGCTGTAT